TCAGAAAAGGTTTTAGAAAATACAAAGCTGAGGTTAGGCAGCAGAAGTTAAGACCATCTGAATTCAAAGGTGTGGTGCCTTATGATTTAGTTAAGTCAGATATTAAAAGAAAAATTAAATCAACTAAATTTATGGATAAGGAAACTTATCTAAAAGCTCCAAAAACTAAAAGCATACCAAAAGGTGGTCCAAGACCTAAGATATTTGGCAAGGCCTATGCATCTGATAAAAAAGGTAAATCTATGCAAATACCTATGATGACTAAAGAGCAGCGTAAAGCTAATCAGGAAGCTATATCACAATCGGTTAGAAAATTTATTTCAGAAAAATTAGGTAGAAAAAAACTTGGTGGTGTTATAAAAGCTAAGAAAGGATTATTTATATGATTAAAAAAATGATGTTAGGTGGACTACTTACTACAACTTTAAAAACAGCAGCTAAAAATTATTTTAAAAAATCTGGTAAAACAATTACTGATTTAACAAAGATGCAACCATTAAAATCTAGAAAATCTGCAAAAACTGATTATGCAAGAGCTTTGCAACTTTATACTAAAAGCGATAAGGACAAACAAAGATTACAACAATATATTCGTAAACAAAAGTAATGAAACGCAACGAGTTAAAAACTGTTCACGAGTTAACTCCGAAACAAAGAATGTTTGTGGAGATAATGGTGCAGGAACATGGTAATATTACACAGCATGAAGCTTATTTGAAAGCAGGGTTTCAAGCTAAGAATGATAACACAGCTAAATCATCTGCATCACAACTATTAAATAGAAAACTAAATCCTCACGTTGCAAAATATTATGATCAACGATTTGAACAAGAAGTTAAAAAATATGAAAGTGATAATCTCAGACGATATAAACGATTAGAAAGAATTGCTAACAAAGCAGAAGACGATAAACAATATGCAGCAGCTATCAATGCTGAATATAGATCAGGACAATTAGCAGGTGCTTATGTAGATCGTAAAGAAGTTAGAGTTAGTGGTTTGGAGGGTATGTCGCGTGAAGAACTTGAAAAGAAATTGGAAGAGTTATCCAACAAAATTGAAGGATACAACGCCAAGACAATCGAAGCTCAAGTCTCAGATGTTAAAGAACAGTAGTTGGTCTGAGTTTTTAGTTTTATTCAACGCTAAACATAATCCAATGTTAACATCAGTTGGAACTGTAGAGGTAATTGTAGATGAGAAAAAAAATAGCAGCACCTAAAAAAGTAAAGTCTGAGATTGATAAATATCCTATGGTTTCAGTAGAATGGTTTGATATTGTTTCCGACAGCTCGTGGACTTCGTTTGAAGCATTACAAAAATCTAAATTAGCTACCTGCATCACCAAGGGACATCTCCTGAGTCAATCAAAAGGAGTGACTAGATTGTTCGGTGACTATTCATTTGCAGATAATGGTAAGGACATAGAAACGATTGGCAACACCACAATAATTCCTAATTCTGTTATCAAAGAAATTAAAAAGTTAAGTTGATAAATGTCAAATAAAAATAACGAAAGTTTGTTATGGCAAAAGGTAAAAAAGGGTTTAGTCGATTGCTTTTTAACCCGCATAGAATCTAGTACAATTAACGGAATTCCTGATATTCATGGCGTACATAAATCTGGTGTATTTTGGATAGAACTTAAATCTGATAAATCTAAGTTTCCTAAATTAAACAAGTGGCAAATAGTTTGGATTAATAGATATATTAAAGCTGGTGGTATTGTATTTATACTTCATGAGAACTTGGATAACCCCCTCTCGAAGAGACGTATTAAACTCTACAGACCAGTTTCCGGTTTCACTGATCCTCGTTCACTGATCCCCGAAGCCTCGTTTCTCGTTACCGGACAATGGCCACGGATCCAGGAAGAGATGGTGAACCTTCTCCTGCGGGAGCAGCGTGGATCTCGTTCTCGTTTACTTGACAACGGACAGGTATCCGTTAATGCTTTACGCATGGCAGGACCAGCAGCGTAATCCTCGTTCTCGTTTCCTGACCCAGTTACAGTTTTTACCTCTTTGTTAGCTGGGTCTGGTGACGGGATCCCCATCTCAGTTCTCGTTTGACAGGCACCTCGTTCTCGTTCTCGGAAGAACAAGACGAACCCCCCTGCAGCTCAGGATACTCTGGAGCTGGGATCAGGACGCTGATGAATTTCTATTTGACAAAGGACACCGAATGGGTAATGGTGGTGGCATGGCAGTAGATTTTGAAGCCCTCGATCTCGTTCGAAGTCAGAACAGATCTCGTTCATATAACAAAAAGCTGGACGACCTGCAGCGTAAGAATCGGGGTCTGCAGAAGGTGGTGCAGGAAATGGTACAAGAAGTTCCCGAACACCGAAGAAAATATTTTTTGGAAAAGATAAAAAATTCCTCTTGACATATATCCCATCATGTCTTATGTAAGGTCTGCTGCACGTTACCTTCGCCTAAGTGAATGCCTGATCAGCAGATGTACGATGGCCTGAAAGATGGCTGGTGAATCTCTGACGTGTGGCCGTTAACCAAAGGAGAGCAAATGAATAACTTTATACCTGAAGCCACATTCATTACGGTGGCATTTTTAACTTTAACTTGGACAGGAGTGATATCATGGTAAAAAAATTTTACGGACTACAGGTTCACTCTTTGACCTTTCAAAAGGTAGATGAAAGTGGCGAGTCTATCGATGGAAAAATTTATGAGTACACCGGGGATCACTCTTCCTTCTGCGAAGGAATCGATGAAGATGACCTGGAGGAGGTGCAGGATGTCGACTAGTTGGGTAGAGCACAAAACGATCACCGAATGCCTTCGTGCATATGAAGACCAAGAGCTGGGTCTTATCTCAGACATTGCCAAACACGGATGCAGTGGGGGCGTTGCCGGTATTATTTATTACACAGAAACTGCCGCATTTCATGCGCGTCATGAGAATGAGATCTGGGACATGCTAGATGAGCACGCGGATCAGCATGGCCTGAAGAAGGGAGAATTTCTGCAACACCTTTCGAAGGATCCTGGCTCGCTCGCGCAGCTGGTAAATGATTTAGTTTGGTGGGCTGTAGAAGTTCGGGCTCAGGAGCTGCAGGAAGGAAATGACAATTGAGCTTTCTCGCTTTGTACATAGTCTCGATGATGCTTTGGCCAAGCTGGGTGCTGGGCGTCACCGGCATCCTGATCCTCTCGTTTGTTGGACTACTCTAGAAGCTCGTTCTCGTTAGAAGAAGAACTGGTCCCGCTGGAGATGGAAAAGGAGCTGGACGGCGTGCAGGAAATTCTAGCGAAGCCTCGTTTGACAAACAACCAAAAGTAATTGGTCGTGCTTAAAGTTCAGGGGGTGCAGGACTGAAATGAAAAATAAAATAAAAAAAGTTCTTGCGTGTTGTTCTGGGATTTGATAAGAGGGAGAAGTCTAACCAAATAACAAAGGAGAAAGATATGGGACTAGACCAATACGCAGGACTTCGTGATAGTAATGGCGAGGTGCATGATGAGTTCTATTGGAGAAAACACGCAAAGCTACAACAGTTCTTTGCGTATGAATTTGATAGACAAAAACCAAATGCCGAACATAACTCAATGATACAATCACTCGGTTTCAATGGTGGTCAAGGTGGAGTTGAGATTACTGAAGATGTTGTCAAGAGACTAGAGGAACAATACCAGAAAGGCTATGCAGATTGTAAAGCCAATGATGGTTTCTTCTGGGGACAACAATGGCAAGATGAAGCTGTGCAAGAGTACAAGGCACAGGATAGAGACTTCATTGAGTGGTGCAAGAAACAATTACAAGAGGGCAGGAAGATTGCCTACGATTGTTCATGGTAAAGAAAATTAAAAACGAGGCGAGTAATCTCGCCTCGTCTCGTGCCTCGCCTCGTTCCGACAAGATTAAATCTGGTACTGACGCACAGCAGGAATTTGTCAGGCAGTTGCGTGAGCTGTTTGGGGGATTGGTTAATCTTGAGGTTGAGCCGAATATAACAATTACAACAGATAAGGAAACAAATGCTTTTAGTGATTTTGCTAAACATCTTGAAAAAAAGATAAATAAAAAAAAGTTAAACTGATGTAAATATTATCTTGCAATAAGATTTGATGAGATATATACAGATGTTGCAATCATAAGATTGTAAATTTAACAAAGAGGTAAAATGACAAAAGCACAAAAAAAAGCAAACCAACTAGAAAAAAGAGATATAGTTGCAGTTGCTAAATTGAAGCTAACAGTTAGACGTGCCTTAAAAGAAATAGACACGTTAATGCAAAACGTAAATAACACATTTGATAAGACAGGTGCAGTAATGCTAATCGGTCAAGATGAGAATGGTGTTAGTTATGGATTGCAACGAGTACCAAGAAAGCGACAAAAGTTTGAAACCAAACTTTTTAAAGAGCAACACAATGACTTGTATTACAAGTATTGTACTGAAATTAAGTACAATGAGTACAAAGCGATTGGGGGAACTGATGCCGAATAATGAATTAGTATCTATTGCCCAAGTACTTGCTCAACGTGTCAATGACAACAAACCTACTCAACTTGCTGACATGGTTGTCAGCAAAGAGGGTAAGCGACAACTGAATTATGAGATTATGTTTCAGTTGTTAATGGGTGAGTGTGAGAAACACATACTTGAGAACAATGGCAACCCTGTTGTTGATGAGTTTAAAAACAACATCTTGAGTAAATTTTCTACGTTAGTGAATACCCTAACAACTACTGAATAACATCTAATAACGTGGGCGATACTATCGCCCACGTTCTACGTCTTGCGTATGCAAGGCTCATACTTTCCAACAAACTAGATTAATAAAAACTACAATTCACGTTGCGTTGTGCTGGGCGTGGTTTTTAGAGGTCGGGCTTTACAAAGCAATATACATCCATGTAATCAATTTTCAAACGGTATGGAAATAGTTGAAAGTGTTTTTATATTAGTCTATTGTAAAAAAGGACCCTTTGTTTTTTATGGGTCCCCTAGCCCCTGGGGGTATATAAAATTTTATGAATATTGAGCATTTAACTGAAGACGAACTCAAAGATTTAATTCTTAAAAAACAATTAGAATATATAAAATTATGCCAAGATAATTTTTTAGTATTCGTTGAGAATGTTTGGGAAGATTTTATTTATCGTAAAGATTCAAAAGAATTAGGTAAAGGACATCATGAAATTATTGCTGAAGCTTTTCATGATATAGCTGATGGTGATGCTAAGAGGCTCATCATTAACATGCCTCCTAGACATACTAAATCTGAATTTGCATCTTATTTATTTCCTGCTTGGTATATTGGAAAGTATCCAAAGAAAAAAATTATGCAGGTATCACACAACGCAGAACTTGCATCCAGATTCGGTAGCAAAGTTCGAAACTTAATGAACACCAAGGAGTATAAACAGATCTTTGGTAATGTTACACTACGTGAGGATAGTAAGGCAAAAGGCCGATGGGAGACCAATCATGGTGGCGAATACTTTGCAGCGGGGGTAGGCGGTTCTATCACAGGACGAGGGGCGGACTTACTTATTATCGATGACCCACATACTGAACAAGATTCATTATCCGATACTGCTATGGAGAGAGCATATGAATGGTATAGCTCTGGTCCTAGACAACGTTTACAACCTGGTGGAAGAATTTTAGTGGTTATGACTCGTTGGGCAACTGATGACTTAACAGGAAGATTATTGAAAGCTCAATCTGAACCTAAAGCAGATCAATGGAACTTAATTGAGTTTCCAGCAATCCTTCCAAATGATGAACCTGTTTGGCCTGAGTATTGGTCTAAAGAAGATTTAATGGGTGTTAAAGCTTCCATCTCCACTAAGAATTGGAATGCTCAGTACATGCAAGATCCAACTTCTGAAGAAGGTGCAATCATCAAACGGGAGTGGTGGCAAGATTATGATAAACCTCATCTACCAAAACTCCTTCATGTCATTCAAAGTTATGATACTGCATTTAGTAAAAAAGAAACTGCAGACTATTCTGCCATCACCACTTGGGGTGTCTTTGAGCCGGTGCAAGGTTACGAGAAAGCGATAATACTGCTTGATGCAGTAAAAGGCAGGTATGACTTTCCCGATCTCAAGAATGTTGCATTAGAGCAATATCAATACTGGGAACCGGAAACCGTAATCATTGAAGCTAAAGCTTCAGGACAACCTCTAATTCATGAGCTTAGACGTGCAGGAATCCCTGTAGTAGACTATGTTCCAGCACGAGGTAGGGATAAATTTACTAGAATAAATAGCTGTGCACCTGTCTTTGAATCTGGTAATGTATTTGCACCGTTAGACGAACACTGGGCACAGGAGGTTATTGAGGAGTGTGCTGCGTTTCCTAATGGTCAGTATGACGACTATGTTGATTCTATGACCCAAGCTGTGTTAAGATATCGACAAGGTGGATTTGTTTCAACGTACTCGGACGATTGGGACGACCCGCCAATGAAATTAGAAAAGGAATATAAATATTATTAGGAGCTTTTATGCCAATTAGAATTTTAAAAAAAGATAAAACTAAAACAATCCCTGTATCACATTCAAAAGATCATCCGGATGTAAAAACTGCAGAAAAAAATATTAAAAAAGACAGAGAAAAAGCAAAAGAAGATTTTCCAATTCTTTCTAAAGTGTTTGGAACAGGTAATCCTAAAAAAGATACAGAAAAAGCAAAAAGAGTTGCAGATACTTTACAAACTATGGCTTCAGAAATAAGAACAAAAACAGAGGGTTCATTTAAAAAAGGTGGCTTATCTGCAGGTCAAAAAAAGATAGCTGCTAAAGCTCCACCACCAGATAAAATTGATGCAAAAGATTTTGCTGTGCTTAAAAAAGAAAAAGCAAAAGGCAGAGGCATGGGTCTTCAAGATGAATCTATTAAACCTGGTAAAGTTATGAAAGCTAGAACAGGACATTTTGCAAAAAGTAATATTTCAAAACACGAGAGAGTATTAAAACCTGATACTACAAAACCAATTAGTTCAGTTGCACCAAAAGTAACTGATGCTCTTAAAAAGAAAAAATTACCAGGAAGAATTGGAACTGCATTAGGTATTGGTGCTATGATGGTACCTGCTGCATACGCTGCTGCTAAACAATACAAAGATTATAAATCTGCTAAGAACAGAGATAAAGCTAAAGTTAAAAAATATTCTGATGGAATGTCATACCAAGATATGGCACCTTATGGTGGTAAGTATGCTAAAAAGAAAAATGAAATGAAAGCTACTGCATCTGAGAATGTTAAAAGATTAACAACTCAACCAGACGCTTATGATCCAGAAGAAAGATACTTAGTTGGAGAAAAGAGAAGACGTAATTCTACTGTACGAACTGTTAGAAAAACAACTGATCAAGTAAATTTAAGAGAAGCTGCAAACAAATTAAAAGAACAAGCTGGTCCAGGATTTAATGTTTCTATAAACACTAGATCAGATTTAATTAGAAAAAGACTTATTAGACCTAAAAGAATGGCTGGAAGAATGGGCGGTGGCATGATGCAAAGACCTATGGGTTATAAATCAGGCACCATGGTCAAAGCTAGAGGCTGTAAACTAGGTAGAACAAGACCTACTAAGATCACATAAGGAGGGACAATGTCCCTAAAGACATTATTAGGTTTCGGTAGACGGTTGCTCCGAGCAGGTAAAAAGGAATCCGCATTACCGGCCACCGGACAACAACAAAAACAAATAACTTACACTCCAAAA